GTGCGGCAGGGGTACCAGTCGGCCAAAGAGCATATCCAAAGCAACTTTGGCTACGTCATCTCAGATGGCGAGCTTGGCGGCATTTCTGAGGCACATATCTGGCATGGCTCAAAGCGGTTCGTTGATTTTGCTGATCGACAATATGTGCAACAGTTCAGCACAAGACCGGCTAACTACGGCACGATCATTTTCTCCTCTTCCGTAGGCGAAGAGTTTAATGAGTTTGACCTCGATACAATCTACCGCGTCAATGCGGGTAGCGCGATTGAGATCCCAAGCGTTTACCTGAACATCACACGATCGCGCATCCAAGTCTCGGGGGCAAGCGCAATCACAAATGACATCAAATACACAAATGGCAATCAATTCAGTTCGTCGCCCGGTGTTACGCGCTCGCGTTTAGTGCTGAAGCGTGAGGATGGCATGGTTGGAATGCTTGGCTCTTATATCAACCTATGGCTCAATGGTTCTCGGGTTGAGACCAACATCCTGATCCCTGGCGATTTTGGGGCAACCGTTATCTACGGCCCGTGGCGGAATAACAGCGGCGGCGGCCCCATGATGTGGGAATCCAATTCTGGTGACGCAAACTCTGATTACCCGGCGTATGTCGAAGAAGAAACCACCGTTGGTGGCGTGACGTGGCGCGTGACTTGGGGCACCAACACCCAAGACGTCACTGTCTCGTCCGATAGCGGCTGGATTAATGGCGACGGCAAGCACGGCATGACGTGGAAGATGCTCAGCGCTGCTCCTGTTCAGCAGACCATCACCTTCACCGAGCATGTGAAGTCAAGCTATGGCGTAGGCGAGCGGCCTCCTGCCGATAGTGCGGGCGACGGCGGGACGTTTACTGGCCTGACCACGTTGTTAATGCGGGTGCCGCATCCGGTCGAAAGCGACTCCTGGAAGCGGCAGGCACATTTCTACGTTGAAAACGGCGTGCGTGTCACGCGGTTGATTGGCGGTGCATTGGGCAGCAGCAGTCTGTTCCCCGACCTGATTGTTTACCTGATGCAGCGCAATGGCTTGGTGCCAACTGACCTGATTGACATGGACGCCATGCGTGCTGCTGCCGTATTCACCAGCGCGCAGGGCATGTTCTATAGCGGTGCGCTTGCGTCTACGCAAAGCCTGGCGGAGATGATGACCAGGCTCGCCCCGTTCTTCCTATTGATTCCAACACAGTTAAACGGCAAATACGGCTTCAAGCCAGCGTTGCCGGTCAATGGCACTGCAATCGATAAGGGCAGCGTGACGTCTGTTGCCAGTTTCAAACCTGACAACATTTTGGCTGGCAGTTACTCCCGTGACTACACGCCGTTGTCGCAGCGCAAACCGTTCGCCGCGCTGATGGTCTGGCGCAGTCAGACGCCCGGCAAGCCTGGCGGCAAGAAGGTCACAGAGGTGCGCTACTCAGGCACGGCCAGCAATGGACCTTACGAGCAGTTTGACCTTTCTGATTTTTGTACGACTGAAAACCACGCGATCCGTGCTGCAAAGTATTTGCTGGCAAGGCGGAAGCATGTCACCCACTCGATTCGGTTCAACACGTCTTTAAGCGCTTCCGGGGTGACGCCTGGGGACATCATTGACGTCACGATCAGCCGTAAAGACAGCATGGGTGGCGCTGGCGCTGAAACCTATTTCTATCAAGTGGAGCAAGTCAGCGAGAGCCAGGAGGGTGTGGTCTCAATTGCAGCGACCCATTTCCCCACCAATGCTTCAAATCAAAGCTTGATAGCCTTAGACCTAGAGGACACCGTAATGACGGTTGGCTAGTGGCAGGTGCATTCCCCGATCTCGCTCCTTCCGCTCGTAGCTGGGTGCCAGGCGTGATGCCGCAGTCTGAGTTCGTGACTCTCAGCGGGTATCAAGTCAGGACGAGCCACAGCGATGGCTTGATTGGCGGTCGGCTTGAGCTTGGTTTTGAGAATCTGCAAGAAGCCGTAGCCAAGCAAATCATTGCGCATTACCAGGCGCAGCAGAGCACTTTCGAAGTGTTCACGTTGTCGGCCAAGGTATGGGCGGGGATGGATAGTGACTACATGACTCCGGCTGGGCAGCAGTGGCGCTATGCCGGCCCGCCAGGGATGACATGGGTGGCGCCCGGCATCGCTTCCGTGACGGTCAGCTTGATTACTGCCAAGGTGTGATCGGTAGCATGTCCATAAGCCGCTGTCACATGGAGCTTTAAGCAATGGCCAAGCAATTTACAGGCATTGATGGGGCTCTCTACGCCGATGGCAACAAGGTTGCTCGTGTCGCTGACTGGAGCCTGTCGGCTTCAGCGGATACGCTTGAAACCACGTCGCTAGGCGACTTTGCTCGCAACTACGTCTATGGCGTGCAGAGTTTCAGCGGTAGCTGCACTCTGTTCTATTACGAGAACGACGCCAACAAAATTGAAGGCAGCGCTCTGTTGACGGACGTGTTGCGGACAACGGCAACGCCAACGGAAGCCACCCACACCCTTGAGCTGCGGCTTGCTGGGGGCGCATCAGATCGTCGTGTGGCTTTTAAGGTATTGCTAAACGAAATTGAGATTTCGGCTTCAGCTGGTGAGGTCATCCAAGCCCAAGTCAATTTCACGGTGACGGGTGCTCTTACTACCGTCACGATGGTCTGATGGCTATTTGGCTTGGCGAAGCTGGCGGTTTGCGATTTGCACGCGCGGCCACTGGTCGCGTGTACGCCAACATTCAGCCGTCAGACGTTGACGGGGCAAGCAAGCGGTTTGGCTTTGACCGCCCTGTTACTAGCCTGATCACCGGCGATTTGGTTTGGTTTCGCCGTGTTGACGCTAATGGCGCTCCGTTGCCAGACCTGCTTGATTTTGTTGACCCTAGTGGGTGGTTGGACGGCGTTCGTCATGCCGATGGCCGGTGGTACGTTCACGTTGATCCTGTTGGCGGGATCCGCCTTTATCGGACGTGGGCCGAGGCTTTGCGTAATAGCTCCGCCGATGCCATCGACCTGACCGCGCCCAGTGGCACGTATCGAATCAGTGTCGAAGTCGAAGATGCCGGGGACGATTGCTTAGCTCAAACGATTACATGGGAGCTGAATACGAACCGGGACGTTGCTGACATTACAAGTCTAGGTGAAGGATTTCAGCGGCAAATGGGCACGCTAGTAAGCGGCAGCGGATCGCTGGAATGTTTTTTTGATACTCAGTCAAGGAACTGTGATGCTACCTACAGCGACGGCAAAGCTGAATCAGCGCTTTACCTCCATCAGCTGGTGCTGCGGCAGGAAATTGGCTCTACGTTTAAAGGCTTGTTTTTGCTAAAGCAAAGCAGGGCCGTGCCTTTGAATGCTCTTTTATCGCTTCAGGAATCCGTTAGAGAGCTGTTTTATCTCTGTGACTGCGTCATCACTGAGGTGGCAGTCGCTTTGGAGCCCGGCGAAGCAATCCGATCCAAGGTCAATTTCGTAACAACTGGCCCGGTACAACTGCTCTTTGATTATCCGTCTGGTTATCTGCTGCAAGAGCAGCCGCCGAACGACAAGATTCTCCAGGAGACAGGGTTGGGCATCTTGTTAGAGGTGCCTGACTAAGCGTCCTTAGACTTGGCCTAGCGTCTTGGTCGTATTGCAGTGGCTGATCAACGGATTTCGCAGCTGACCCCCCTGCTCCAAGCTGACGTTGATGTCGCTGTAGACCAGTTGCCAATTGCTGACATCAGCACGGCTGAGACAAAAAAGGTCACTCCATCGGCGCTTGTGCAAGCAGGGCTTGCCAAGTTGCCTGCAGGGACTATCGCTGGTGGCGCAATTGCTAGCGGTTCCATTACAGCATCGCAGCTGGCGGCCAATTCAGTTGGCGCAACTCAATTGGCTAACGGGGCAGTCGATGCCGGAGCTATCCAGGCAAAGGTAATCACGGCGTCCCACCTTGCCGATGACACAGTTACTGCGCAGCAACTCGCGCCAAATGCAGTTGGGGCTTCCGAGTTGGCTGACGGGGCAGTCGATGCCGGAGCTATCCAGGCAAAGGTAATCACGGCGTCCCACCT